AGACATCGTGACGACAGACTGTCTTGGTTGCAGAACGAGATAACTCATGTCGTTTGCGTCGTCCCTCGGCTGCTTGAAGAGTGGTTGAACACTCGTCCATGTCTTTTTGAATATCATCAAAGTGTGTTTCAAGGTAATCTAGAATCTCATCTTGAATCGCCCACTCGAAGAAACTGAGTTGTCCAACCGTGGTGTTCAGCTCCATGAACTGAATACGCTTCCAACGACAGAATGGGTCAAACATCTTTTTGCTATACGCTTTGAGATGTGCTTTGTATGCGAGATACACGATGACATGTCGCCCAGTCTTAGTCACAAAGGAAATGTTATGTTTCTTTGCATAGTTGGTCACGAGCCAGTCAATCAATCGCAAGCTGATTTTAGAATCACCCGATAGAATGGTCTTGACCCGAGCGAGTACTTCGGTATTGCTATAAAACCCTGCGAGTCGATGTAATACGAGTTGGTCTTTGCTTTGAATCTCCATAGTGGGTTTAGTTGCGCTCATTGAAAATGCCTTTTATATATAATGTCGGCAATGTATCTTTCATCCGTCGGGGCAGACCTAGACCAGATTGAGCCTCATACACGCGAACTATGGAAAGTCGTAGAGGAAATGAAGCAAAAACTTACGACTGAAGTGCGAATACTTGAAGGTATTGAAATTGAATCCTACGCTTCCGTTCGCACTGCTCTAGAAAACGAACTTTCAACTACGAAGCTTACAGAAGAACAATGGAAGAGCGCCTTACCGAATGGTTGCTCGATAACAGACCCCTCACAGGACTCAAAAGAAGAATCCGAGATTTCATCATGCTTTGCAGGACTCTTGAGCCACGATTGCCGCTTCGTCTACTTAAGCAACAGGTCTACACCCTCGTCGACAAACTCATGCTCGGGGAAGTCGGACGTCTGTGGATGCGAGACCGGTGCTACGAACGTGTCTTGCGAATGTATGGAGCAAACGACCAAAGAACCGACGCCTGGCACGCCAAGCGAAGTGAAATGATTACTGCCTCTGAAGTCTATGGAGTGTTTGGTTCTGAATCCGCTCGTCGCGAAGTCATGATGCGAAAGTTGGAACCTAGACCTCCTGGAGAAGGAAATGCAGTTCCAGCATTGTTATGGGGCACTCGATTTGAACCAGTTGCAAAGAAGATTTACGAAGAGCGAACTAAGTGCACAATTACCGATGTATCGTGTGTTCAACATCCAGTCCACAAGTTTCTAGGCGCATCGCCCGATGGATTGATTGTTCCGAACAGTGATGACCCAAAGCGCTATGGTCGTCTTGTAGAGTTCAAATGCCCTATCAGCCGTGCCTTGAAAGCTGAAATCCCACCTGGATACATTCACCAAATGCAAATGCAGATGGAATGTACGGGGATTGACGAATGTGAATATGTTGAGTTCCGATTCAAGCAAGTGAACTATTCAGAATGGCTTCGAAGCACAGACCAGAAGGGTGTGTTTACAGTCTACGAAGATGGGAAGGTCATCTATGACAAAGACATCTACGAGGATACAACTCAAGTCATCTATTGGTTACTGACCTCCATCAAAGAGGACTTTGTTCCCAAAGACAAAGAATGGTTACCTAAACACTTGGGAGGGTTAAGTCAGTTCTGGAACGAAGTGTTGGAGCATCGTAAGAACGGAACTCTACCTGATAAGAAGGTTGTTGCTTCACTAGATGTCTAAAAGTAAGTCCAGCAATATTGATAGTCAAACTCTTGAATTGCATCCGGAAATAATTGGACTACAAATTGCCAACTTATCTGGTCTTCAATACCACACTCTTGTATATGTGTATACCATGTCTCACCAATTTCTTGGAATAAAGAACATTGTTTTCGTACACTAAATCCACAAGAATGTCGTAGCGGCTTGTTCTCAAATCCTTCACTTAATTTGGAAACTATATAGTTGTGGTATTGGTCTTTTTGCGACGCGTATTTTGCATGTTTGATTGCTTCGTTGTATTCACCCCATGCATCCAAATAGGTGTATGGATGACGTGTAATTGCAATCACTTTTGGACCTACTAAACTATCTCTCATTTCATAGACCTTCTTTAGGTCTGTGACACGAAGTTTGGAATCAATCCAACAGACGTACTCATAAGGACGAAGAACTTCATACAGATGTGGACGACATCGCAATGACTTTGTATTTGCACAATCTAAAATGTTATCATTTTCAATAGGAATATCTAACCATACACGTTTCCAGCCAGTATGTTCAAGTCGCGAATACATAGATGGATTATTCGTGAAGTAATAACAATCGTCTTGCGTCGAAGGTAACTCTGTAATGACGTTTGCCCAGTTCATATCTCCACCTATAAAGCATGTGTAAAACGCAATCATTTAAATATCAATATACGTGGTTATCTAAATGATACATTCCTTCTATATCAATTTAGATAAGCGAACAGATAGACGTGAACAAATTGAAGAAGAAGGAAGGCGTATGGGAATGAACATTGAACGTTTCCCTGCAATCGAACATACAAACCCCTGTATTGGATGTGTGAATTCACACATTGCAGTGTTATCCATTGCGAAAGAGCGAAAGTATGAGTCAGTTCTTATCCTCGAAGATGACCTTAAGTTTTTGATTGAAAGAGAAAAACTTGATTCAATTCTTCAGAACCTTCCCAATCCATATGATGTAGTCATGTTGAACTACGGATTGTCAGGTGAAGAATCTTATAACGAGATGTTTGGAAAAGTCATTGAATCGTCGGATGCATCTGCCTATATTGTTCATTCACGCTTCTATGATAGACTAATTGAAACTCTCAAAGAAGGAAGTGCCTTATATGAACAAAACCCAGGACATCATTGGATATACTTAAACGACCAGTATTGGAAGCGACTTCAACCGAGTGCAAATTGGTATTATAGCCGAACACGAGTAGGAAAACAGCGGCCAGGATATAGTGACCTAGGTCGTACATTTTGCGAATACAACTAATATAAGGACTTTAATACCCAAATGGACATTAAGTAAATGATAACCTATGTATCATCATTCTTTCACGGTAAAAATCCGAAACGAAGCAGTCAAGACTATAAGCGACACTTCGATAACATTGCAAGTAGTGGAGCTTCCATTCTACTCTTTTTAGATAAGGAGTCAACCTGGACATTTCCACCGAATGTTCGCGTTGAACGAATGTCTCTCGAAGAGACTTGGGTAGGAACTCATATTCCAGACACAGACTGTTTACCCACAACTCGGTCACCCAACGATACTTGTGAATACATGAAAATCATGAACAGTAAGACGGACTGTCTCTTCAGAGCCTCTCAACTTAATCCATTCCAAACAGAATGGTTTGCTTGGATTGACTTTGGTCTCGCACATGTCTTTACGAATCCAGTCGACACAATTCGTCGATTGACCACTCTGATTCCTCCATACTATCCCTGTATTCGAACTGCAGGTATTTGGAAAGAGTCTAATAAGACCACTGACTTGATTGACTGGAGATTTGCAGGTGGATTTATGCTCGCACATAGTTCCAAGATAGAAGCATTACATACAAAGGCTTGTGAGAAACTCCTAAGTCTTCAACCTAAATTCACTTGGGAAGTGAATGTATGGTCCATGCTTGAAAACGATGGACTTGACTTGGGATGGTTTCCATCAGACCACGATGATTCAATTATTCCTATTACATCGTTTCCAATTGAAACCTTATCAACTGCTGGACAACTCTTGGCTAGACTGTCATCACAATTCTATGGCAAAACACTGATTGATATTGGAACACATCGTGGTATGTCTGCATTAGCCCTTTCATATAATCCATCCAATACAGTTCTTTCCTTTGACATTGAAGAGAAAGATGGACGCCCTGTGAGACCGAATGTTCACTACAAGACCGATGATGTTCTTATGGGTCCAGGTCGAGAACTCTGGAAAGAAACATTGCTTGCATCTCCCTTGATTTTCTTGGATATAGACCCACATGAAGGCACTCGTGAATATGACTTCTATATATGGCTCCGCGATAACGACTATAAAGGTTCGTTGATATGCGATAACATTTGGTATTTCAAAGAGATGCGAGACAACTTCTGGTATAAGATTCCAAGCAAACATACCTTGGATATTTCTTCACAAGGTCATTGGTCTGGAACGGGTCTTATTCGATTTGATTTACCTAGGAAACCCAAGGCCAATTGGACTGTGGTGACTGCATACTTTGACCTGACGAACATGCCCGATGCTTCTCCGTCAATTAAGAATCGTCCCTTCGAACATTACTTGGAGAGTGCACGAACTACCTTAGCCGTCAACCAGAATCTTGTGGTCTTTTGCGAACCCAAGTATGTACAACCTATTATGTCTTTGCGTCCAGTTCATCTACGCGAAAAGACACGATGTGTAACAGTATCCTTTGAAGACTTTCCTCTTACGCAGTATCGTTCACGCATCGCAGAGAATCGAACACGAAACCCTTCAATCGATGACCGAAATACACCGTCCTATTACTTATTCTGCATGGCTCGATATGCGATGCTCAAGCAGGTCATTGAGTCTAACCCATTTCAATCAACTCATTTCGCATGGTTGAACCTGTGCATTGAACGAATGGGATGGAAGAACCTCACACAACTCAATCGAGTCTTCGAACTCAATCGTGACAAGTTCTCAACCTGCTACATCGACTATCAACCGCGTGAATCGTATCTTGAGAACACGATGGCACAGGGACGATGTTCTATGTGTAGTGGCTTCTTTACAGGGAATGCTTACTATATGAAGGAATTCTGTGACCGAATTGAAGCCAAGTTCATGGACTGTTTAGAGAAAGGCTATGGTCACGCAGATGAACAATTGTATTCATTGGTGTACTTTGACAAACCGTCACTCTTTGACGTATATTATGGAGACTATACCGAGATGATTACCAATTACGAGTGGGTTCGCGAACATGCGAGAAAACCGATGTATCTTCTCATAAAACATAGTTTTGAAGCAGGGGATTTAACCACCTGTCTAACTGCATGTAGAAGTCTGTGGCGTTCCTTTAAGAAAGGATATGCAGAGCTTTCTGAAACAGAGACCGTTCATCTAATTTGGTATTATCGAAAGTCGTTGGAAGGATTAAGACTTCCAGTTGAGCTTGAATAATTATCGCCGAACGAAACACTGACACCATTTTGATGTAGGACTTGCAAACTTCTTGTTCCATTCGTCAATGGTGTATTGACTACCCATACTCATATTACACCGACCACAAAT